CTTCGATCCTCGTAAAGGTAAAGCTTTTAATTATATGACGACTTGCATCCTAAATCACTACAGGCAGCTTTATCGTACCGCTCGTAATTATAACGAACTAAAGAAAAAATATCAAGACTTTTTACAAAGTCAAGTTGAGAAAGTTTTGCTTAAAAACAAACCAAATAACCATAATAGTTATATTCAAAAACAATAATTTAAAATAATTTTAAAAAGTAATAAAAAATTTCAATTTCATTACTACAATAGTACATGAACACTACATTAAGTAAAGATTTGCAACTAGAATGGTCGGAAAAAAATGGGTTTTTAGAATTAAGTGATTTTTCTGAATCTTCAGCAAAAAAGGCATGGTGGCAATGTCAAAAAGACAATAGACACATTTGGCAGGCTAGAATATTTTCAAGAAGAAAAGGTGCTGGCTGTCCTTATTGCAATAGCAAAAAGTTTTTAAAAGAAGATTCTTTTGGATTTAAATTTCCTCAACTTTTAGTTGAATGGAATTATGAAAAAAACGTTGGTTTAGACCCATACTTAGTCTCTCCAAAATCTGGGAAAAAAGTATGGTGGCGATGTGCTAATGGACATGAGTGGCAAGTATTCATTAGACATAGAACTTTTGGTGGCAGAAATAACAAGGGAACTAATTGCCCATATTGCAGTAATCAAAAATGTTGTGAAGATAATTCTTTGACAAATAAATTCAAATGGCTATTAAAAGAATGGGATTACAACAAAAATAGTATTACACCTGATGAAATCGTATTCGGAAGTAGAAAAAAAATATGGTGGAAATGCCAAAAGGCTTCGGATCATGAATGGCAGTCTTCTGTCTATAATAGAACTAAATTGGAAGCTAAATGTCCATGTTGTGATGGTCATAAAGTTGTCAAATCTACTTGTTTGGCAACAACTCATCCAGCAATATGCAAAGAATGGAATTATGAAAAAAATGATTTAACACCTTTTGATTTCACTTATGCATCAAACAAAAAAGCTTGGTGGAAGTGTGAACTAGCACATGAATGGTATTGTAAAATATACACAAGGACAAGAGGAGATCAATGCCCTATATGTGCATCTTCAAAAGGAGAAAAAAGTGTCAGAGAATTCATTGAAAATAATAATATAATCTACGAGAACGAGTATAGGTTTAAAGATTGTAAAGATAAAAGATCATTGCCATTTGACTTTGCTTTATTTGAAAATGGATTATTTGCATTAATAGAATATCAAGGAATACATCATTATGAGCCAATAAAATATTTTGGTGGCATTAAAAGATTTAAAGAAACTGTGTTGAGAGACAAAATTAAATTTGACTATTGTAAAAAAAACAACATACCATTACTGATTATTCCTTATTGGGAGCTGAAAAATATTGATAGTATATTAAACGATTTTCTACCAAAATTCAAAAATCCAAATAATTATATTGCAAAAAATGAAGTTTAATATATAATTATTGTTTAATAGAGGATTTTATGGCTAAAAACTCATTTGACGAATTGGAAAGACAGGAAATAATTCAGATTTTAATTGATAAGGGTTATGGTGAAATTATAGATGCATTACTAATGAATGAAAGCCGCGTATACACTAAGAAGGGAAGGATGAACAAATCTGGTGCATGTAGAGTTTTAGGCTGGAAAACTAAACAATTAGAAGATATTATGGAAGAATGTAAAAATTTATTCCCTGATTTGTTTGAAGAAAATTAAATCATAATAAAATCAGGCATACGAGGAGCAAAGCCACCAGGAATTTGTGGTCCACCAGGACCAGGAGGAAAATTATTCGCTCCTCCACTTGCATCTATACTACTACTACCACCTCCACCTTTACCACCTCCACCTGTACCATCAAATTTAGTATCAATATCAGTAGTTACTGATTCATCACAAATTGGATTTTCACATCTTGAACATGCTGTGCGTGAACTTGTATATAAAGTATGTGCTTGTTCTGGATATGTTTGATAAGCACGATCATACTTTAATGTTACATTTGCTGTCACTATATCAGAAACAGTCATATCCAAATCTCCAAAATCAATGTTTTGTGCATAACAATGTTCCAATATCCATTTTTCAACTATCTCACCACAACCATCTAATAAAAATAACTCAGCACATACCTTATAAGATAATGGGTCAATACAAGGATACCATGCAGAACAACCACTAGGACTAGGATTATATTGTTGTTTTAACCAAGTCATTATTGGATTTTCCACACCTGTACACCTATCATAAAGAACAATTTGTATAGGTTGCCATTCAGGTTTACTTGGAAAAGATATCGTTTCATTTAAATGCTCAGCTTGCATCTCACGAAAATTAAGCTTGGGTCTTGATGCTTTCACACAAGGCAAAGGATTTGAGCCTACATCACCATCAGTTATATTTTGTATGTCAAAAAGCCAATTAAACTTTCTTTTTAACCCAAAATTTAAAGTAACACCGTCAGAACCCCATTCGGGACGATAAAAACTCATTGCCTCGCCTGTACATGCCATATAATACCTCTTTATGTATATAAAAAAAGAGGAGCGAAAATTCGCCCCTCTTTTGAAATTTTTTAATTTCAAAAATTAACCTGTGCCAGTGCTGCCTTTACCAGTGCCAGCAACACCAGCACCACTAGTACCGCATGGAGGACAAGGACAACGATTAATTACGCCAGTTGGACAGAAACTTGCATATTTTACACTACTATACCTTAATGTTAATTCAATTGTACATGCATCAGAAGACCCCATATCAAGATCGCCCCAATTAACTGTTTTTGGCCAACAATCATTCAATACCCAAGCTTCAAGTGGATTGCCACAACCATCATAAAGCATAAGTTTTGCCTGACCAGCATATGAATCTACTGTAGAATTCATTCTTAAGCAATTAGGTTCGTTAAATTCATAAACACTAGCAATCCAACTTAAAAGTTCCGATGTGGCTGAACCACTAACACCCGCCCCAGCAACATCATAGTAAGTAACACTTAATGGTTGCCACGTACCTTTGCCAGGAATAAACATCTTTCCGTTCAAATAGTTAATTTCAGTTTCGTCAATTTCTATTTGTGGTCTATTGCCCATTTTAACGAAAGATGCTGGGACTTGCCTTGCTGGAGTTGAATTACAACACCAGTTAATTTCAAAAGTCCAACGAAACTTTCTTTTAAAAACTACATTGCCAGTTCCCAAATCTCCTAAACCCATATTTAATTGGCTTACATCACAATCACTAGTCACATTTTGAAACGGTAAAGTGATAGTTGGTTCTATATTACATGCCATTTTTACTTCTCCTTAATCTATTTATTAAACCATTAAGAATTTAAATTAATATTTCTCAAAGTATATATGCGAACATATTCACTTTTGTAATAAAGATTTTTCAATTTCAGCTAGATTTTTACGAGCTTCCGCAATTGCTTGTAACATTTCCTCATCAGTCATTGATTCCATAGTATCCCCTTGTGGCATTTTTGAGTTTAACGGAGTAGGTGCCATAGGGGTTCTTGGATAAATTAAATCATCAGGTTTGGCTGTAGGGTCGTCACATATAGAAGGAGGCAATTTTTTAAGCCTATAAATTGGCTGTGGTATATAACTCTTTGCAGTCATGTTTAACTGATATTTTAGCACTCTAACCTTAGCATCACCTGGCTCTAAATCCATATTATTAGCTGTACTATCTAATGTCACAATAACTTCCCAATATACGCCTTTTACCTGTAAATATGCCACTGAAGAGAACTTAAGGAAACATTGTTCCAAAATTTGGTTCATATCCTCTTCATAAAGAGTCCATATGTACAATGTATAACTAATATCAACTGGCCAACCTCTTGTAACGCCGAAAAAAGTGTCTTTTTTATATTTTTCTTGTTGAGTAAAACCTGGACTGCCATCGGCACTAAGCCAAGGTAAAAGTGAATATGCTCTTTGATATGTGAATCGAGTCATATCAGGTGTCATTCCAGCATTCCAAATTGCCATGATCGGAAGTCTAATCCTATCAACAACTAAGGAATTGTCCTTTCTTACGTTATCTTGTAAAATCATATCAACAGCTTTTTCTTGACTTGCCCATATAATAGGCACTGTATGTTCTTGTCCCTGTTCATCAATCACCTTAATATTTCTGAAAGTATCGAGCATTGCTTCGTCATTTGCGCGTATGCCGCGAGCATAACGATAAACAACTTCCCTGTTTGGAGTGTCAAGGTCATTAATAATTTGACCAGTTTGAATTGGGTCACAGTTTCCAGTTTGACCTAATTTGGTGTTAGGAGTATGAGGAACTTGTCGCCAATCTCTGGGCGGATTTCTTGGCACTCGCTTTTGAGAAGGCCAATTGTCCAAAGGACATTGTTT